ATGATTTAGCAAATTCATTGCTTAGACTTGGTATTAATACACTTCTTAAAAGTACAGGTTTTGGATTGTTTTCAAATTTAACGGGGTTTGCAAATGGAGGAAGACCCCCTGTTGGTAGGGCTTCAATCGTTGGAGAAAAAGGGCCGGAGATTTTCATTCCAAAAACTTCAGGCACTATTATTCCTAATGATAAAATTGGTGGCGGTGATGACATAACAAATGTCGTTACAGTAAATGTAGATGCTTCTGGTTCATCTGTTTCTGGTAACACTACTGATGCAAACGCACTTGGACAGGTTATTGGTCAAGTTGTACAGGCTCAATTAATCAAAGAAAAACGTGCTGGAGGTTTATTAACTAGATAAATGGCAAATTTTCCATCAATACAGCCCACTTATGGGATGAGAAAAAACAGCAAACCAAATACTAAAGTTATAAAACTTGGTGATGGGTATGAACACAGATTGATCTTTGGATTAAATCAAAATCCTAAAACCATTGATCTGACCTTTGTTGTATCTGAGACTGATTCAGATACAATAGAAACATTTCTAGATGCAAGAGCTTTAGATAAAGCAAGTTTCACATTTACCCCACCAGCAGAATCAAGTTCCTCACAGTTTGTTTGTGAATCATGGTCTAAGTCTATTCCCTTTAATAATAGAGCAGTTATTACAACAACTTTTAGAGAGGTATTTGAACCCTAATGCCAATACCAGTATCAGAACTACAGAAGATTAATCCAAGTTCTATTATTGAACTTTTTAAGATTGAATTAGTAGAAGGTTTGCATTATGAAACAGGCAATCCATCTAGTATTGATACTATTGTTAGATTCCATGCAGGATCTAACGATTTAAACAATGGGGATATTATATGGCAAGGCAATACATATCAAAAGTTTCCATGTCAAGCTGAAGGGTTTGAATTTGATGGTGCTGGTAGTGCTATACCAAGACCAACTTTTACAATATCTAATGTTTTAGGAACTATTACTGCTTTGTTGGCGACTGTTAATGCTGTTACTGCAAATAATGATCTTAATGGTGCAAAATTTATAAGGATACGGACACTTGCAAGGTATTTAGACGCTGCAAACTTTACTGGCGGTACAAATCCTTTTGGAACACCTGATACAACACAGGAATTACCACAGGAAATATATTTTATAGATAGAAAAGTTGTCGAGAATAGAGAAATAGTGCAGTTTGAGTTGGCTTCGGAACTCGACCTAGTTAATTTACGTTTACCTAAAAGAGTTGCTACTAGAGATTTATTTCCTCGGATTGGTACATTTGTAAATCAATGACATGGCAAGAGGATGCTTTTGTTCATGCAGAACAGGAAGCACCTAGAGAATCTTGTGGACTTCTTGTTAATTATTTAAATAAAGACAAATATATTCCTTGTAAAAATTTAGCTTTACATAATGATTTACAGTTCTTGTTAGATCCTTTGGATTGGGCTAATACGGAGGATAGATATGGAAGAATACTTGCTGTAATACATTCTCATCCGATTGGAACAGAACATCCTAGTGAAGCAGATATTATAAGTTGTAAACGATCCAATAGAACTTGGTATATTATTGGACTAAAAACAAAAAGATGGTTTAAATTTAATCCAACAGATAAAATAGAAACATTACAGAGAGATCCATGCTTAAAACAATAAAACTATATGGAGATCTGGCAGATTTTGTAGGATGGAAAGAACAGAAAGCAGAAGTAAGAAATACTGTTGAGGTAATGCGTTTTCTGCGTTGTAATCATCCAGAATTAGAAACATATATGATAGATAAATATTATCGAGTCGATATGGGTGAATATGATGCTACAGAAAATGATTTATTAAATCCAATTAAAGATGAGATTAAGATTATACCTGTTGTTGAGGGAAAAATTATAGGATTAATCTTAGGAGCAGTATTGCTTGGAGGATCTGCTGCTGGTTTTCTTGGGCCGATAGCAGTTAAATTAGGAGCTGGATTGGTTTTATCATCAGTCGCAGACTATTTAACTCCAAAGCCTAAATTTAATTCATCTTTAGAACCGGAAGATGCTACTGTAAACTTTGCCTTTAGTGGGGTCACAAACGTATCAAGAGCAGGTGTAGCTTTACCTCTAGTATATGGTGAGATTTTTGTAGGAAGTATAAATGTATCAAATGGAATTGATACAGACCAGATTGAGGTTTCTGTCTAATGCCTTTTCCAGACGATGAATATATGATCAATGATGTCGTTGATTCTCATTTCTTTGGCAGCACGACAGACCAACAATTAGATGACTTTTTTAAAAGTTTTGGTGAAAGTGGTATTGGTAATGATGTTGAATTTGACCCATTAACAGGTGAATTAGTTAGAAAAAATGGATTTGCCATTGAGTCTGCAAATTATTCGCAGACAGGTACAACTGGAACTATTACACATGATGGTGATGTAACAGTTGTTGCTGGTGACAAAGTATTCATGCAGCATATTTTATCGGGAGATATAGAAGCGGGTGAATTATTTGTAGCTTCAGTAATTTCTTCTACAGTTTTTACAGTTACGCAAACATATTCAGCCACACAAAGCTATGCAATTACATTTTTTATTGATAGAGAAAAATCTGCTACTTATTCTCAAACAACAGATACAATTACTATCACTCATAACGGTACAGAAACATTAGAAGTCGGTGATGTTGTTGACCTAAATGTAACCTCTGGTTCTGCTACAACAGAAAACGTAACTGTCACTTCTGTCACCTCATCAACAGAATTTAAAGTTGAAAGCAGCACTTCAGTCTCTACATCAGGTAATGCTACCTTCACAAAACAAGATAATAGTGTAACTGGCGATGTTGATGGAATTAGTACTGTTAATGAATCAGTATTATCAAGTAAACAATCTAATAATCTTATAGATGTTTTATCAGAAGGAGAAATAAATGGTTTTCCTGCTGCTTTAGACGCAGGTCTTACAAGAGGCACTGATAAATATAATATTGCATCTTTAAAAAATGTACATTTAAATGGAACTCCAATTCTAAAAAGTTCAGCAGATATAAATAATCTTACCGAAGGTGATTTTAATTTCTCAAGAGAAGATATTAGTTTTGAACCTAGATTTGGTACATCTGATCAAACTGCATTAGATACTATAAATGAAATAGAATCTGAAACTGCTGTTGGTGTTGAAGTAACAAAAGCAACTCCAGTATCAAGGTCAATATCAAATCAGATAGATAAATTAAGAATTACTATTGTTTTTCCTTCTTTGCAGAGATTTAATACATCTGATGGATCTACAAATGGTACACAGGTCAATTTATCTATAAAAATAACAGAAAATAATGGTATAGAACATACTGTTATTTCTGGTTCAAAAGGAGCAGTAATCGGTAAGACGAATACACAATATTTTAGAGATTATATGATAAAAAATTTATCAACTTTAAATTATCCTATAACTGCTACTGTTACTAGGGTTACAAATGATTCTACTGATACAAATTTACAGAATAAATTTAGTTGGTCATCTTTTACAGAGATAACAGCAGAACAGAGAGCGTATTTAGATATTGCACATGTTGGTTTACGTTTTAATGCTGAGTCATTTAGATCAATACCAACAAGAACATACAGAATAAGAGGAATAAAAGTAAAGATCCCACATAACGCAACTGTTAGATCTGATGGTTCTATTTCCTATAAAGATGTAAATGGTAATGATATACCTTTTAATGGCACGTTAAAAACAGATAAAGAATGGACAAATGATCCAGCATGGGTTTTGTATGATGTCTTAACTAATACTCGTTATGGAGCATCTATTCCAGAAACAGCGATAGATAAGTTTGCTTTCTATTCTGCCTCTGAATACAACTCAACACAGGTAGATGATGGTTCTGGAACAAATACAACCGAAGCTAGATTTAGTTGTAATGTAAATATCAACAATCAGAAAGATGCATTTGAACTCATACAGGATCTTTGTTCTGTTATGAGAGTACAGGCTTTTTATGAAGCTGGTAGTATTACTATTTCACAGGATAGACCTTCTGATCCTGTTTATACCTTTAATATTTCAAATGTAACTGAGGGTGGTTTTTCATATAGTAATCAAAGTCAAAAGGCTAAGTTTACAAAGATAAATGTAGGTTTCTTTGATATGACAACAACTGCTATTGACTATGAAACGGTAGATGACACAACAGCACAGTCAAGATATGGCATAAAGACACAGACTATAAAAAGTTTTGCCACAACATCAAGAGGTCAGGCTTCAAGAATGGCAAAATGGCTTTTGTTCAACCAAAATAATTCTTCTGAATTAGTAAACTTTAAGATTACTGCTGAAGCTGGTATTTTAATAAGACCTAATCAAATAATATCAATAGCTGATGAAATGAAGCAAGGGGTAAGATTTGGAGGAAGAATTACAGCAGCATCTAGTGATAGGAATCAAATAGAAGTAGATAAAATAGATGGTATTACTTTTGATAGTGAAGATAAACTATCAGTTATTTTGCCTGATGGCACATTAGATACAAAGGATGTTACTGGAATAAATATAAGCAACAAAACTATTGACATTTCTGGTACATTTAATTCTCAACCAAATACAAATTCAGTTTGGGTATATACAAAAAATACTGTTGAGCCTACAACATGGAGAGTATTAAACGTACAGGAAGAAGAAAATCTTACATTTAGTATTACAGCAGCATCACATAATAGTGGCAAATATGCCTTTGTTGAAGACGGCACACCATTACCACCTAAAAGTTTTTCTGTTATTACAAAGAAATTACCTGCACCAGAAAACTTAACTGCCTCTGAATCACTAATTGTGATAAACAATAAAGCAGTTGCAAGATTATCTATATCTTTTGCTGCTGTTAAAGGTGCTATTGGTTATTATTTGCAATATAAATTTCAAAATGGAAACTTTATAAATCAGCAGGTAAAAGG